AACTGCGGTGACACTGCATTTACCAGCCATCATCTTGTGATCATGCCGGATGAAGCGCTTTACAATGCACAGATGAATACTACCAATATTACAACCGGTGGATACGTTGGTTCTGAGATGTATAAAACGAACATGGCGAACGCAAAGACAATCGTCAATGCAGCTTTCCAGGGTTCTGTTCTTACTCACAGAGAACATTTATGCAATGCAGTTGCTAATGGAAAACAGTCTGGAGGAGCATGGTTTGATTCCAGCATTGAACTTCCTAGTGAAATTATGATGTATGGCCATATTCATTTCGGCAATGCATCTGATGGAAATACGATTCCGAATATTTACACCAATAGCAAAACTCAGCTGGCATTGTTTATGGTATGCCCGAGATTTATTACAGACAGATCTCATGTACAGTGGTTAAGAGATGTCGTTTCTTCGGCTAACTTTGCCACTGTGGCCAACCGTGGCAATACGAACTGCGCCTCCGCTTCGGACTCTTTTGGAGTTCGTCCGGTCTTCCCGGTTGGTTAATTAAAATCGCGGGGCCTTGTGCCCCGTTTATATTTTTGAAAGGAGCTTCTAATCATGGAAGAGAAAATCTATAAAATTACCCTCGGTGACGGGACTGAGATTTCCAATCTTAAGCTGAACGGAAACAATTTCATTTCTACGGAAACGATCGAGGAATCTGTATTTGCAGATAACTGCTCTCCGGTTACTATCAGCGACGGAACAACCGAGACTGTTCATCCTAACATGGAACTGGTTCAGATCGTTGAGCAGATTCCTGGGGAATACTGGTTTGTCCTTAGAGATATTTCTGAGGAGGAATTTGCCAGAATCAAAATGCAGTCTGACATCGCCTACATTGCAATGATGTCCAATGTAGAGCTTTAAGAAGGAGGATCACCATGGAACATAGCAAGAATTACAGTAAAGTAAAGCTTTGGTACCGCATGAAAATGTGGAATGAGACCAAGGTTCGTAATGCGGTGAAGATGGGCTGGATCACCAAAGAGGAGTTCGCTGAGATCACCGGTAAAGATTACGAATGAGCGTTCTGTTAGGCGACAGGAAAGAGTCAAAATTCGAAGCGATTACGTACTCGATCGAGTTGCATGATATGCTGATACTCCTTATGCAGAGGGGATTTGGTGTTAAGGATGTGGACAGCTTTGTTCGGAAGAAGTACGCGTATGGAGAAATTTCAGAAGAAAACTTTGCCAAGTACAGAGAACTGATGCGGAGTTTCAAATCGAAAGTAAATCAGTGTGCTTCCTTGATAACGAGCAATGTTAGAGCGGCAAATACCATTTACCCACGGACAATGCACGAGTACGAGACCAGGAGAGATTACCAGAATGCGGCCATTGTAAATTGCGAGCAGCTCATCAATGAGTTACAACGGGTTGTTGAAATATTTGATGTAGATCTGAATTTATACAACCGGTATGTTAAAGCTATCGACCGAGAAATCGGATTGATAAAAAGGTGGCGTCAAAGAGACATGGCGATTAAGTCGCGGTTAGAAAAAGGGTAACATCTAAAAAATTGCGTCGTTTCTTCGGCTAACTTTGCCAATGTGAACAACAATGGCAATACGAACTACAACAACGCTTCGAACTCTTATGGAGTTCGTCCGGATTCTTCGATTAACCAACGAAGAAGGAGATGCTATCCGTTCCGCAAGGATAAATAATAAAGCCTAATACAATTTACTACGGTAAGTATTGTTATAACGGTGAATAGGTTATGAACTACGAGGAGATTGTCTGTGACGCCAATAACTTGTATAGGGCTTATAAGGTCTCTGTGAAGAGCAGCAAGTGGAAAGAATCGACGCAAAAATTTATGATGAATTTCCTGCGGTACATATTCGAAATCCAAGATGATCTAATAAATCGGGCACTTCAAAATGGACCAACACAAGAATTCGAGCTGCACGAAAGAGGCCGGATAAGACCTATTACAAGCATTCAAATCCGTGATCGCATCGTCCGACATTCTCTGTGCGATGAGGTTTTACTTCCAGAAGTTAGGAAGCATATCATTTATGATAACTGCGCATCTATCAAGGGGCGCGGAATTTCACAACAGAGAAAACGATTCGAAATCCATCTCCACAAATACTACCAATTATACGGAAATGACGGTTATATTCTATTCGGTGACTTTTCAAAGTTTTATGACAATATTATCCATGAGATTGCCAAACGAGAGTTGCTGAAGCTGTTCGATGACGATGAGTTTATTGACTGGCTTTTAACGTTGATATTTAAGGGCTTCCAGATCGATGTTTCGTACATGTCTGACGAGGAATACGAGGCCTGTATGACCGATACTTTCAATAAACTGGAGTATCGGAACATTCCAAAAGAGAAGCTCACTGGCGAAAAGTGGATGGAGAAGTCTGTCAATATTGGAGACCAGCTTTCGCAAGTCATTGGAATTTATTATCCGTATCCCATTGACAATTATGTCAAGTATGTGCGTCAGCAGAAATTTTATGGAAGGTATATGGACGATTGGTACATCATGAATCCCAGTAAAGAAGAGCTTGAAGAATTGCTCGAAAACATCTGTGAAATTGCAGCTGAACTGGGAATCCATATCAATCGTAAGAAAACTAGAATCGTTAAGATTTCGAGCAAATACAAATTTCTGCAAATCAAGTACACACTTACAGATACTGGTAAAGTCATAAAACGAATAAATCCGGATCGAGTTACCGCCATGCGTAGAAAACTCAAGAAACTTGCCGTTAAGGTTGGAAATGAAGAAGCGGATTACGACAATGTCGAGAACATGTTTCGCGGTTGGATGGGAGGTCATTATAAGCTCTTATCCAGAGAACAACGAAAGAATTTAATACAGCTTTACGAAGACCTATTTAGTAAGAAAATCACAATAGTCAACAAGAAGCTGATTGTTTCTGATAGGTCTGCATGATTGCACATAAAGAAGGAGGAAAACGATGGAACCATGGTTTCAGGTTGTACTT